GGGGGGGGCCCGGCCGGCCGGGGGGGCTCTTGCCGGCTGTCCCGTATCTTCCGGGGGTTTGTGGGTGATCGGTCTAGGCGTGCCACACCAGTACCACACCGCTTGGCTAAAACGGCCTGGTTTGTGGCACGAATGCGGTACTCCTTGGGCTGAAACTGCGGTAAACTTGTGGCATGGGCAAGCGGACCAGCGTTTACCTGAGCGACGAGCTTGATACGGCGGTGAAGGCGTCCGGCGTCCCGCTGGGCGAACTGGTGCGCCGGGGGCTCGGTGAGCGGGCACCGGAGGAGGCTGCGGCGGAGTACGCGGCTGAGGCTGTCCGTGACGCCGTGCTGGGGGCGGTGCGCGATCTGGCGCGGTCTGTGGCTGCGGAGGCGGTCACTGGGGCGCATGATGATTCGCAGCAGGAACTGGCGGAGATTGTGGAGCGCGCCGTGAAGTCGGCGCTGCGGGAGGCTCAGGGAGGTTCGTGGTGAGCGCACTGGATGAGTTGTGGCGCGTTGAGCACCATGGCCCGGGGCCGGTGGTGGCGATCGTCCATGCTGCGACCGCGTCGGCGGCGATAGAGGCGTTCCGGGATCACCTGGAGGGCTACGAGGGCTGCTACCGGAACACGGGCAGCCAGACCGTCTCCCGCCTGAAGTTTGAGCCGGGCGATGAGGCAGTCATCTGCGTTGTTCTGAGGCCGTTCTGATGACCGCCGTGACCGGTTTTGGTGCCCATGAGGGCCACAGCGTCCATCCGCATGACCATGCCCAGGTGCCTGACCGCCGGGCTGCGGACTGGTGCTCGGGGCGGTGGCCGTGCTCGAGCGGGGATGTTCCGAGGGGCGCGTGGTTCACCGGGCCGAAGTGCCAGCGCCCGAAGTGCCAGCGCCCGACTGCTGCTGCGCTTAACGGCCAAGTGAAGGACGCTGAGAGGATGCCGGGATGAGCGAGCATCAATTTGCATTCGGCGTAGATCGTGCTGCCCGGCTCACCGTGGCCGATGACGGAGATGGCACCCGGGTCCGGGTCACGCTGATCGTCCGCGGCCTTGACGGCATTGATCACGCAGTCTCTGACATCATCTCGCAGGCCAGCGCCGTCGGTATCGCGGCCGGTTTCAGGGAAGCGGCCGGCGAGTATCGGCAGACCTGATGACAGCGGCCCCCCGGCGGCGCACGGCAGCCGGGGGGCCCAGGACCCGAAGGGAGGGGGGAATGAGCGAGCCTGCCATGCCGGTGCGTCACGCGCTCAGCGCTGACGGGATGACCTTGGTGATCAAGCGCCGCGCGCCGGGCGGCATCCTGACCACCACCTACCACCGGGACAGTCACGCCGGGCCATTCACTGACGCCGACGTAGACCAGGCGCTCCGCTATTCAGTGGAGCGGCACCAGATGCAAACCGGTCAGCGGAACCGCGCCCGCCGCACCACCACCAGGTTCGGCACACTGTGGACGCACGTTAATACCGGGCCGCCCACCTGGTGGCTCCCCCGCGCGAAGCGCGAGAAGGACGGCACGGTCATGGCCGGCTGGTTCCGTCTCGCGGTGGCGGCCCGGTTTGACCGGCCGCCGGAGGGAGGGGGGCAGCGATGAGCACCGTCAGCGCCGATCATGTAACCGTGGATCGCATCGTGTACAGGTCGGCACTTATCGACGCCATTGAGTGTTACCGCCATACGTTGCCCGACCACCTGCTGGCTGGCTGCTGCACGCGGGATGCCCAGTGCGCGCGATGGATGCGCGAGGCGGGGCGGTTCGCGTGGTACCGCGAAGCACTCGCCGCCTTGGGCGAACTGCCCGCGGCCCCCGTCTCCCGTGCGGGGCAGATGGGCCAGGACGGTGATCATGGTGAGTGAACCGGTCAGGCTGACACTTGAGCAGTACATCGCCAAGTTCCCGAACCCGCAGGCCGGGCCCTGCACCGCCTGCGGTGCCACGGGCTACGGCCTGTCGATGGGCGGTCCCGGCATCTGCCCGGCGTGTGACTGCCTGCCGCCCGAGCGCCGCGTCGGGCAACTTGCCGAGGAGAACCGGCAGTTGCGGGAGCGCATCGCGGAACTGGAGCGCCTGCCCGCGGGGCAGACGGGTGAAAACGGCAGCGAGGAGGGCGATCGGCCGTGAGCGAAATGCCGATGCCAGAACCCGGCCAGGAGCCGCAGTTCATCGTTGCGACGCCCGAGGACTACGCGCTGGTCATCACGGTTGACCTGAATGGCCTTGCTGACATGCGAACCAGCCTGCCACTGGGCACGGTCATCAAGTTCCTCCGCCAGTACGCCCATGATCTTGAGAGCGGGAACTACGGTCCCGGTGCCGTGGGGGGCCAGCCGGGGCAGGATGGCCCAGGACAGGAGGGCGGCCGGTGAACACCCAGGAAGCGTGGGCGCGGGCAAGCTCGATGCACTTGCTCATCCTGGGGATGGTCGCCAGGCTCCCGGCTGCAGGTGAGCCCTTCCCGAAGGCCAAGCGTGACCAGTGGCTAGAGGCGATGCGGCTGAACCTGGACGTGATCTATGGCGACAGCGAGGAGGAGCGGGATGGGTGAGACGATCACGCGGCCGGGCGCGGTCCTGCCGGTTGAGGTCCGCACCGCGCGCAAGCAGCACGCCTGCAACGACTGCCCCGTGCCGATCGAACCGGGTACCAGGTACGAGCTGTCGGTCTCGCCTCCGCACCGGATACCGGAGTTCGACGTAGAGCGCTGGGTTACGTGGCGGACCCACTACCCGCGCCACGACGGGCTCCGGTTCCTGCCCGGATGCGCCGTGGCGGCGGCTTACCGCGAAAAAGCGGCGAGAGCGGGCACCCCGTGAGCGCCCTCTCCGGTGCCCAGGGCCAGGGCCGGCGCACGGGCAGCGTCAGCGCATTCTCGGCGGCTCTCGATGAGGGGTTCTGCCCCGAGTGCCTGGTGCCGTTGGTACCACACTCCAACCTCGGCTATTGCCCGGTCTGCCGGGGGTACTGGAGCCGGGCCAGGAAGGCGGAAGGCCAGTGAGTTACGCGGTCCACCGGGAACTACGGGAACCAGGGGAAGCGGCGGTGAGCGAGATCATCCCCGCGCTCTGCGCCCAGGCCCGCGCGCACCTCGCCGACGATGAACTGGAGTTCGCCGAGGCGGTAGCCGCCGGGGACCTCGAGCGGGCTAGCGCGGTCGCCGGGGAGTCCTTCGATCTGGCCGCGGCCCTGGAACGGCAGGAACGGGCGATGGAGACGTGAGTAGCCGTGTTTTACGGCTACTTGGCGGGAGTCCTCGCCGCCACGTACATCCTCGCCGCGTTCGCCTGGGAGGAGGAGGGCGGCGCGAGGGAAAACCTGCCCGCGATCGCCTTCGTGAGCCTCCTCTGGCCGATCGTCCTGGCGGTCCTGGCGATGTGGGCCCTGATCTACGGGCCGGGGCTTGTCGTGGAGGCGCGCCGGAGAGGCCGGCAGTGAGCGGTGCCCACCGCCCCGGTTACCGCGCCGAGCGGATCGCCGGAGCGCGCACCGGGGCCCGTGAGGTCAGCCACTGCACGGAAAGCGCCTACAACTACGACGGGTGCCGGTGCGAGGAATGCAAGTTCGCCCACTCTTTCGCGCTAGCGCTCAAGCGGGCCAAGCGGAAACTCGCCCAGGGCATGCCGCTGCACGCGCTGTCAGCGATGGAGCGTGACCGCGTCGAGGACGAGCTGGCCTACCGGGAGGGGCGGCAGTGGTACCGGTGGGACGGCGGCGAGGACGGCCGGCTGCTGTGTGCGGTCATCCCCCGGTGGGCCGCTGATGGGTGGTTCACGCCACGGCGGACGGTGCTCCAGCAACTAGCCGCTGCGGCGGCAAACGGTGAGGAGTAAAGACGTGGATGACGCTGCGGTCGCTTGGCTGCGGGAACAGGTGCTGGCACGGCGGGCGCGAGCGGAACGGGCTGCGACGGTGGCCGGGCTGTGCTGGCGCAGCGCCCACGTTCTCAAAGCGGAAGGTGGCGGGGCATGGTCGGGCACCTCGTGCGGGGTGCTCGGCGAAGGCGACGCCATCCTTGCCGACACGCTCAGTTGCCACGATGAGGAGATAGCGCCGTTCATCGCCGCCAACGACCCCCGGCAGATCATCGCGGACTGCGAATCCGGCCTGGGCATCCTCGACCTGCACGGCATCTGGAAGGACGACACCGGCATCGCCGCGGAAGTGGCCGCTGACGCTGTCCGCCACCTCGCGGGAGGGTACCGGCACCAGCCCGGCTACGAGCAGCACTGGGGCAGCGATGGATGACCTGTGGGAACTACTCCTCCAGGCGTGCCACGGGACGCCCGACTGGTACGGCGTTTCCCGTCGGCACTGGGTGATGGACCTCGGCTGGTACAAGCAGATCCGGCGCTACGCGACGCAGTACCGGCCCGACCCTGAGCCGGATGAGGACAAGTGGGTGCCCGGCCCGGATGACACCCTCTTTGGCTACCCGGTCACAGTCTGCGAGGACGGCTGCGAACCTTACCTCGCTGGTGATGGCCAGGGCTGGGGCAGCGAGGTGCGGGCGTGAGTGTTGTTGTCGCCATCGCGGCGGCCGCCACCTACATCGTGATCTGGCTTACCGCTGCCCGGCTCCTGTATGGCCGCTGGCGGGCCCGGAGCCTTGACCTGTGCGCAATCCGCTCGCCAGCCCTCTACGGGGGCAACGCCGCTTACGCCACGTTCCACTGGAACGCGGAGAAGCGCACCCAGGTGACCGGGTGTGCGCTGTGGGCTGGACTCGCTTGGCCACTGGCGCTGCCTGTCGTATTGGTCATGGTCCCGGCAGTGGCAAGGTTCCTGGCCACTACGCGGGTGCTGTCCCAGGCCGAGACGCGGGCGCTGGCCGCCCAGCGTGAGCGCCATATAGCTGAACTTGAGCGTGAAGCGGGCATCAGCCAGGACTACGGCGATCACCCAGGCTACCGGCAGGAGCGGACACTGTGAGCGAGCCCAGCCTCTACCCGGACGGCTACCGTGACCCGGAATGGGACGGCAGCGAGAAGGAGTTCCGCGAGATCGTGCTCCCCGCCCGCGTCGCTGCGATCACGCAAGGGCTGAACGACCGGTTCGCGGACGTGCTGCCCGAGGGGATGCGGTTCGAGCGGGAGCGGCGAGGACGAGGCGCCGTGAGCGACAGGTACGCGCACGTGCGCCGGCTGGAAGACGACGCTGTCGCGCTCATCGCGGTCGCGCACCGGCAGTGGTGGCGTTTCTGGCTGAACCGCAAGCGCTACCAGGAAGCCCGCAGGCTGCTCGCTCAAGCCGGGCGCGAGGTAGACCTGATCGCGGCCCGCAACCGCCGCGCCGCCCCGTAACCATCCCGTGTTCAGCGTGTTGTACTTTGTTCACCCCGCCAGGCTGCTGCGGGTGCTTATGATGCAGCATGATCCCCGTTCACGCTGACTCCCGTCTGGGCTGTGATGGCTAAGCCCGTCGTTCCCGAGCGCGCCGTCCCGGTGCTCTACCTCGACCTCGACGGCACCGTCCGCCAGGGCAAAGATGACCCGCTCGGCCGGTTCGTCAACGGCCCCGAAGACGTCGTGGTGTTCCCCGAAGCGGTGGAGATGATGCGCCGCTGGAAGGCTGGCGGCGGCCGGATCATCGGCGTCAGCAACCAGGGCGGCGTCGCGCTCGGCATCGTGTCCTACGACAAGGTCGCCGCCGCGATGGCCGAGACCTACCGGCAGGCCGGCAAGCTTTTCGACAAGATCGCGTTCTGCTGCCACCACCCGAACGCTGATCACCCTGAGATGGCCCGGTGCTGGTGCCGCAAGCCATCCCCTGGGCTGATCATCGAGGCCGCGCTGGAGGCCGCCCAGAAGCACGGCGAGTTCTACCCGCCGTATATGGGCCTGATGGTCGGCGACCAGCCCGAGGATGAGCAGTGCGCCAAACTGGCCGGGCTCGACTTCCAGTGGGCCGCAGACTGGCGGGCGCAGGCGGCGAGTGATGCCTGAGGTTCTCCCGCCGCCCCGGAGCCTGCTCTACGTCAGGCCGGTCCCCGCCGAGCAGGGCGGCGGACTGGAGATCGCCTGCGACTGCGGCACGGTCACCCAACTGATCATCGAGATCGCGGATGCGCTTGCCGAGACCCGCGAGGGTGCGTTCACCTGCGACGGGTGCTACAGCGTGCGCTGGTTCACGGTCGGGCCGCTTGGGGAGGCAGCCGATGGCGGATGAGGCCGGGGCCCGGTGCGGCTACTACGAGCGCAACCGGCACTGTCCTGATCCAGGCGTTCACCAGGTGCAGTTCGACGGCAAGAAGTACCGCCTCTGCGAGCGCCATGTGCGGCCCGAGTTCCACCCGCCTGACCTGCACAAGAAACTACCCGGGCCAGTGAAGCGCGCCGTGAGGAGGCTCCGGTGAGCACCGAAGGCCCTGCTGACCCGTTCGCCCTCATGGCTGAGGGAAGCGCGCAGATCGTCGCCATGTGGGCTGGCCTTGTCGCCGCCGGGATGCCGCCCATGGTCGCCGCCGTGTACCTGGGGCAGATGACAGGCGCGATGACAGCGCAGAACAGCAAGCCGGAGGAGGTACCGCCTGATGGCCGGTGACGGCGTGCCCAATCCTGGCACAAAGGCGGCGACCGACACTGGCTGCACCTGCCCGGTGCTCGACAACAACCACGGCCAGTTCCCCGTGTTCCGCGACGAAGCGGGACGCGATCAGTGGTGGATCACCGAGGGCTGCCCGCTTCATGCCCCGCGTGAGGAGGCAACTGGTGCCCAGGGATTACCGCTCCGCCACGGCGCACGCGGTGGCGGAGGCCCCGGCCAGCGCCGAAGGGCAGCGCCTGTGCTCGAGAGGCCAGTGGTGCCAGGGCCGCACCGTCACCGTGATCAACGGCGAGCGGGTCACCGCGCCGGCCCTGTGCTACCAGGCGTTCTGCCGCTCCGACTGGGACCTGATCGGCAACTGCCTGCGTGACCTGCCCGGCATCTACCTGCGCCTGGAACACGAACTCGCCCAGCCCGCCGTCACCGAGGCCAACGTCCACGTCCCGTTCGGCCCGTCTGTCCCGGTGCGGCTCGACGTCGACGCGGCGATGCGGCTGACCGCCGCCCTGCTGGCCATGTGGGAGTCCCGGGTCCGCACCGCCAAGTACGGCTCGCCCCGGCCGCCCGCGCCCGTGGTGGCCCCCGGGGCCGTGCGGGACGCCGCGCAGACCCTGACCAGGAACCTGTCCGTCCTGCTGGCGCTGCAGCCCGGGTGGATGACGCACAACGTGTCCCTGCACCCCGGCCGCCACGGGCAGCCCGCCTCGATCAGCGACGCGATCCTTGACGAGCACGGGGACGCCGAGATCGTCCGCGTCGGCGCCGACTTCATCGGCCTGTTCATCCAAAGGGACGGCGCCGCCGCCGGCCTGGAAATCCTCCACCTGCACTACTGGGACCGGGCCGTCCTCCGCGAAACCCCCGCCCGGCCCGAGGAGCTGATCGGCGTCGAATGCCGCGCCTGCTCCCTGCGGGCCCTGCGCCGCGCCGAGCCCGCATGGTTCACCGGCGACCCCGGGTACTACTCGCAATGCGCCGAATGCGGGGACCTGATGTCCGAGGACGACTACCACATGTGGGTCGGCCAGTTGCACGCCTACGAGCGGGCGAGGCTCGCCGCCACGCCGGTACTCGGCGCGCCGCCAGCGGCGTGACAGGCGTGATTGTTGCGTCCTGCCGATTCCTGACGGTAGATTGCTGAGCAAGTTCATCATGCCCGGGTGAGGCCGCCCCGGGCCTTTTCATGTCCCGGAGGCAGCCTTGGAGATCACGCCTACCCCCGATGGGCTGATCACCGTCGCGCAGGCCGCCCGCCTGACCGGCCGCAGCGAGAAAACCGTCTGGTCATGGACTTCCAAGGGCTACAAGGCGCCGGGCGGGGCGCGGGTCAGGGTCAGCGTGAAACGCCGGGACGGGTGGGCGATCCTGCTCGACCCGGTGGAAGTCGCCAAAGCTGACCTCGCCACCGACCCCAAGCGCCGGTTCCGCCCGGCCTTTCCCCTCCCCGCCGCTGCCTGAGCCGTAAGCGGGTGATGCCCGTGTGGTTCATCAGCCACTGCCTCGCGGTTCACGGTACCTGCCAGCCGCGGAACTGGGCCGACCTCGGGGAAGTCATCGCCGGGGCCGCGCTGATCGCCGCCGCGGCCATCGCGTTCTTCACCGGCCTGTCGGCGCTCGGGTGAAACCGGGAGGCACCATGACCGGCCCGTTCATCCTCGGCGAGGAAGTCGGGGATGGTTCCTACATCTGCCTGCGCACCGGCTCCCCGCTGGGGTTCCTGGTCCGGATGTTCACGGGAAGCCAGTACGATCACACCATCTTGGTCACCGGGCCCGGTGAGATCATCCAGGCCACCGTCAAGGGCGTGAAAAAGGGCCTCCTGTCCCAGTTCCGCGGCTGCCTGGCCGTGGCCAACACCGCCGAGGAGATGACCGCCCTCCAGCGGGTCACCGTCGTCAAGGCGGCCGAGCGCTACGACGGCGACGAGTACGCCTTCGGCGGCATCATCGTCATCGGCCTGCGGAAACTGGGCCTGCGCTGGGCATGGCTGCTGAAAGCGTCCGCTGACAAGGGTGCCGTGTTCTGCTCCGAGTTGGCCGCCCTCGGCGGGCAGGCAGCGGGCCTGGACTGGCTCTGCGGCACCGGCGACCCTGCCCTCGTCACCCCGGCCACGCTCGCCGTCCGGCCAGGCGTTCGCCGGATTACTATCACGTGAAGGGCACCATGGCCACTGCGCACGCCTTTCCGCGCACCTTCACCGGCCTGCGGCCCAGCCCCCCCGGACGAGTACCGCGACAAGGGCATCACCAACGCCGGGCTCAGCGCCGATTACGAGGGGGCCGTCTTCTCGGATGGCACGGTCGTGATCCGGTGGCTCACCGCCTACCGCTCACACAGCGTGTGGGCGTGCTGGGAGGACTTCTATCAGGTCCACGGGCACCCGGAGTACGGGACCGTGATCAGGTTCCACGATGGCGGCCCGGTGCCGCCCGCCTGAAAGGAGACTGCCGTGGAGTACCCGTCCGCCCACAAGGGCTCCTACCGTGCCAGGCGGCCGAACTCCACCAACCGCCGCACCCGCGCCCAGATCGACAAGGACCACCGCGCCCTGGACCTGTACTGCCAGGGGAAGAAGAACCGGGAGATCGCCGCGATCATCGGCTGGAAGTCCGACTCCACCGCGATCATGGCCGTCCAGCGGGCGCTGCGGGACCGGCGCGCGGGCGAACTGGACGCGATCGACAACTTCGCCCTCGCCACCGAGCGGATCCAGCAGGACATCGCCGAACAGCAGAAGATCATCGACACCCCCCACTTCGTGGTGTCCACGACCGGCAAACTGGTCATGGACCCGGAGACCGGGGAGCCGATGCTGGACGACGGGCCCAAGGCACGGGCCCTCGACGCCAAAATGAAGCTGTACGACCAGCTCAACAAGCTCCAGGGCAACTACGCGCCGGCGAAGGTCCGGCAGGAGATCATCGAGCAGTCCACGGTGGACGCCGAGATCGCCCACCTCGCCGAGGAAGTGAACCGGCTTGCCCAGGAAACCCCTGGTCCAGGCGTCATCCGGGAGCCTTAGGGCCCTCACCGAACTCCGGGCGCAGCGGGACGCGCTCGAGGCGCGGAAACTCGCCAGCCTGGACGTGTTCGCGCTGATCGGGCATGAGCCGAACTGCCTGCCCCGGCACGCGGCCCGCAAGCGCGTCATGGCCACGCTGGGCGTCACCGACATACACGACGCGCGCCTCGCGGAGCCCGGCGTGCTCCCCGGGTTCTGCGGGAAATGCCCGCAAGAGCAATTCCACAACGCCACCGAGGCCGATGTGCTTTACGGCGGGGCCTCCGGCGGCGGTAAGTCGCACGCCATCACCGCTGAGGGCATCAAGTGGTGCGCCAGGTACCCTGGCCTGCGCGTTCTTCTCGTCAGGAAGTCTTACGACGAGCTTGAGGAGTCCATTTTCCCCGCGCTGCGGAAGTTCGGTTACGCGCAGGCGCTGGGGTGCAAGTGGAACGGCGTCAAGAACGAGTTGCGGTTCCCCAACGGGTCCTACTTCCGGTTCCGGTACCTGGAGACCGTGGACGACGCGGCCCGCCGGCAAGGCGGCGAGTACCAGTTGCTCCTGGTGGACGAGCTGGCGCTGATGATGCCCGGCGTGGTGGACATCCTGCGCTACGAGCGGCTCCGGTCCGCCGGCGGGCTGCCGGTCATCGGGGTGCGGGCCACCTCCAACCCCGGCGGCCCCGACCACGGCGGCGTCAAGAAACGGTACGTCGAAGCCACCGAGGACGGCACGAAAGTCGCCACCGACGAGCACGGCCTCACGGTGCGGTTCATCAAGGCGCGGGCGACCGACAACCCGTGGCTTGACCCGATGCAGCGCAAGCGCCTGGACGCCATCCCCGACCCCAACCGGCGCGCGGCGATGCGCGACGGCGACTGGGGGACCTTCTCCGGTGCGGTGTTCCCGCAGTTCAGCAAGGAACGGCACACCCTGGACCCGTTCCGGCTGCCGCAGTCGTGGCTGCGGCACGCCGGGGTGGACTGGGGCTACACGGCCCCGTGGGCCACGTTGTGGCTGGCCCTGGACGAGGACAAGCGGGCCTGGATCTACCGGGAGCTTTACCACCGGCAGGTCGGCGAGGCCGACCAGGCGAGGATGATCCTGGAAGCCGGGGACGGCGAAAGCGTGGTCTGCTACTGGGCGGATGACGCGATGTTTGCCGTCCGGGGAGACGCGAAGCCGATCAGCTCCATCTACGCGGAGAACGGCGTCCACCTGACCGCGGCGGGCAAGGGGCCTGGGTCGCGGATCACGGGCCTGCAGCGCTGGCACTCCTACATGGCCGAAGGGCCGGCCTGCCCGCACCACCGCTCTCTGGGCTGGCAAACCTGCCCGATGGTGCATATCTTCAGCACTTGCCGCAACCTGATCTCCGAACTGGAGTCGCTGCCCTACGCCACCAAGGGCAACACGGAAGACGCGGACACAAACGCCCCGGACCACGCCTATGACGCGGGAAGGTACATCCTTCTCAACCTGGACGGCGGCGCGACGTTCTACGACTCCCCGGATCCGGGCCTCCCTCTCGGCGCCCCGGCCCCGCTGGCCCCCATGGGCCGGTTCGCGATCCAGGAGGACGTGGCGGAAGCGCCGCAGCGGGCAGCAGGCAGTGAGCCGAACCCCCGGCAGGGCGCTACGCAGACGTGGGAGGAAGCGCTCGCGTCGATGCAGGGCTAGGCTTGGCCGCGAGGTTGCCAGGTGCCGCCGGAACGCCACGGCCGGCAAGTACACAGGCTCAATTCCTCCGCCGTCACTCCGCTGATCCGCTGGCCACGGGGAGCACACGGGAAAACCTGGCATTAGGCGCGAGGGGGTCGCCGTGCCCCTCGCTGATTACCTCCCGTGGAATGTGGCGGAGGCGAAGAAGCGCAAGCAGGCACCATCAACAGCGCTGGTCCCCGCGACGACTGCCCCGAACCCGGACATCCTGCCGAACCGGACGGGGTTCGTGCAGGGCGTCCCCCGCGGCGGGTTCGGGGTGGATGCCGCCGAGTCGCAGACCGGCGCGGCGCAGAACACCACCCGGACCGAGTGGCTGCAGGCGCTGTGGGAGGAGTACCTGCGGTGCCCGTGGGCGTGGGCGTGCGTGAACGTGATCGCAAGGACGGTCACCGCCGGCGGGCTGGGGATGAAGTGGGACGGCGACACCGGCGAGGGCGATGTCAAGCAGCCCGTCAAGCCCGCCGCGGTGCTGGCGGTGGAGCGGCTGTTCGCCTTCGCCAACCCGGTGCAGGACATCCGCCAGTTGTGCCGCAACATCGTCGCCGACCTGCAGGTGTTCGGCGGGGCGATGGTGGAGGTCGTGTGGTTCGCCGGAATCCCGGCGGCGCTGTACAACCAGGACTTCCCGACGACCGTCCCGGAGGCGGACGAGCACGGCAACGTCAAGGGGTACAAGCAGACCACCGAAGACGGCCGCACCGCCAAGTTCCGGGCCGAGCAGATCATCCACATCACCCTCGACTCCGCCCGGCCGTCCATTTTCGGCATCTCCCCGACCCACGCGGCCGAGGAAAGCATCGTCGCGTGGATGTTCCTGCACGCCTGCGAGAAGGAAGCGGCGAGGAGGGGCCTGCCGCCGAACATCCACGCGGACCACCCGGCCGGCACCCCCGAAACCGACGTGCAAAGGTGGCAGAACCAGTACGCCACCCGCAACATCGGCCCGGCGAACATCGGCACGCCGATCGTCACCAAGGGCGGCGGGCATGTCAGCGAACTCCAGCAGACGAAGCTCCCTGACATCCTGCTGGCGAAGAAAGAGGCCCGCAACGAGATCGTCTCCTCCTACGGTGTCCCGCCGGCGAAGGTGGGGATCATCGAGTCGGGGAACCTCGGCGGCGGCACCGGGAGTGACCAGAACAAGTCGTTCTGGCTGGACATCATCGCCCCGTCCGCCGCCCTGATCGCCGAGAAACTCCAGTTCGCTATCGCGGTCAAAGGCTTCGGCGTCACCGGCTGGCATGTCGATTTCGGCGGCGTCGACTACCGCGACGACCAGACCATTGAGAACATCCGCGACATGCGGATGCGCAACGGGTCCTGGACCCGCAACCGGTATGCCGCCGACATCGGGGAGCCGCCGGTTGAGGGCGGCGACGACGCGGTCCTGGTCGCCCGGCAGGACATCGTGCTGTGGGCGGACATGAAAGCCCGGTCGGCTGCCTCGGTCGCCGCGCTGGCCCGGCTGGACGCCGTCGACAACCAGGCCGGTGGGCCGCCCCCTGCGGCAGGGACCGGCCGGCCGTCAGGAACCGGCGGGGCACGCGATCCCCAGCCGCCGTCCGAGTCCGCAGCCGTCGCCGAGGCGGTGGTGCTGCGGCTGGTGCGCTCCGGCGTGCTCGAGGCCAGGGGCGGCGCGAAGCGTGCCGCGTACCGGGCGCTCAGGAGTGACTTCCCGCCGGGCGCCGTCGCCTGGGCGAAGGACGCTGACTGGTCCGGGCCGGCGAAAGTGCCGGTGTCCCGAATCGACACCTCCAATAAGCAGAACTGGGCCGCCTGGGGCGATGACGCGAACATCAGCCACTTCCGCAAGCAGGTCCGCAAGGGGACGGTGAACCCGGTCACGCTGGTCAGGCGGCCGGGCGTCAAGAAACTGCTGATCCCGGACGGGCATCACCGGCTGCTGGCCGCGATGGAGGAAGGCGAGCCGGTCCTCGCCTACATCGCCACCGTGGGCACCGTCAAAGGCCCGTGGGACGCGATGCACCGGGCGCAGAGGGCCGGGCCCTCTGAGGCTGCGGAGGCCGTGGCCGAGCACACAGCGAAGCTGACCGCCCGGCAGCGGGCCTACAACCAGCTCGCCCGCAACTTCGCCGCGAAAGACCTGACCTGGGTGGACGACGCCACCTGGACCGGCCCGGTGAACGTCGGCACCGATCAGATCGACTTCGCCGACAAGGACCAGTGGAACGCGCAGGACGACCGGGCGAAGGTGGCCCGGATCAGGAAGCGGATCCGGAAGACGGGCGCGATGAAGCCCGCCATCCTCATCCGGGGCCCCGGACATGAGAAGGACGTCATCGCCGACGGCCATCATCATGTCCTCGCCGCGGTCGAGCTTGGGTTCCCGGTGCGGGCGTACGTGGCCCATGTGAACTCGGCGACGGGCCCCTGGACGACCTTGTCAACCAGGCAGCGCATGGCCCGCGCAGGCTGAAGCCGCCAGCGGGGCCGCCTGAGCGGAGGTGCCGTGGCCAAGCGCCCCGCCGTCCGCTGGCTCAAAGCCCCCGACGCCCATGACTTCGGCGCGGCGCTCGATTACCTGTCGCTGATCATGCCGTCCCAGGACGCGGAGAAGTACGCGAAGCTCCTGGAGCAGTCCCGGCATTCCCTGGTCACCCGGAAGGCCAAGGACATCCTCCGGGCCTCCGGCCTGCCCCTGCTGCCGAAGTCCAACCCGCACGTCGCCAAAGACCTCGCCAGGATCACCAAGGGCGTGAAACTGTCCCCGGTGCTGCTGGTGCGGGGCAACTGGAACCGGCCCCTGACCATCGCTGACGGATACCACCGGGTCATCGCGTGCGAGCTTTGGGACGAGAACACCCCGATCGCCTGTGTCCTAATTTAGGGAGGCTGCCGTGCCCGACCCGCAGCCGCCCCCGGAGCAGCCCTACCAGATCCCGGGCACGCAGCCTGCGTGGGAGCCGCCGGTCCCGCCCGCGTGGCCGATGACCGCCGCGCAGGCTTCCCCGTTCATAAGGAAGATCGTGGCCTGACCGTGCCCGCTGAGCCTTACGTCTGCCCCGCGTGCGCCCGGGGGGACTGCGCCGATGACCCCGATGCCTGCCAGTCGCTGCGCTGCGCGTGCTGCGGCGACGCTCCCGCTTCCTTGACCGCCCTTACGGGCCAATCTGCCAACCTGACCCCAAGGGGGCTGTCGTGACCATCCCGAACATGTTCAACCTGCCCGAGCTTGCCAGCCGGGCCGTGTCGTTCGCCCCGGCGAACCCGGCGGCCATCACCTCGGTCACCCCGGTCATGCTGGGCCTCGGCACCACTTGCCTTTTCACCCCGATCTCCTCGGGGAAGACGATGGTCGCCGTGTCCGGGTTCGCCTCGACCGCCACCGCCGCCGTCGCGGTGACCCTCAACGGCAGGTTCGGCACCGGCAGCGCCCCGGCGAACGCGGCCGCGGCGTCCGGGACCGTATTCGGCCCTGTCGGGAACATCGCGCTCACCGGCTCTGCGGTGAACCTGCCTTTGGCGTTCTCGTTCAATGCGGTGGTGACGCTCACCGCCGCGTCCACGTACTGGTTCGACCTGACATGCGGCACCGCGAACGGCTCGGACGCGGCGTCGGTGGTCAACGTGACCATGTCGTTCTACGAGATCGCCTGAACCCGCCGCCTATCCCCGCCCTGACGACTGCCTGGAGGTGACTCGTGGCCACCTACGAGGACAGGGCGAAACTCCTCTGGTCGCTGTCCGGCTCAGGGCTGGGCACCACCATCACCGGCGCGGGGAACTCCGGCGGCTTCACCGACGTGCCCCCGGCCCCGTTCCCGTCGTCGCCGATCGGCCTGGGACCGGCGTCGGACTTCCAGCTCATGGTCTACGTGACCGGGAAGACGAGCACGCCGACGTTCGCGGTGCAACTGGCCTACTACGACAGCCTGGGGAACCTGTTCACCCCGGCCTCGCTGCTGCTGCCCATCCCGGTCACCGCCGTCCCCGGCACGCCCGCCCAGGTGACCCTGAACACGGGCGTGCGCGCGGGCGGCGGCACCAGCGTTTACTTCGTCTTCCCGCAATACGGACAAATCTCCTGGACCTGCACGGCCGGCACGGTAAGCGGCGTCGAGATCGAGTTGTGGGGCAGGTAAGCCGTGGCTAAGGCGATAGCGCACATCACCGGCACCGCCCTGCGGCCCGGGGTGTCCAGGAACAACCGCTGGTACACCAAAGAAACCATCGCCAAGGCGGTCGCGCGGGCGCAGGAGCGCATCGCCGGCGGCGAGAAGCCCATGGTGATGCTGACCGTCCACCCGGACGGCCCGATCGACGCCGCCGGAATCTCCGCCTCGCTGACCGGCATGTCCCTGGACGAGGCCGGCAACGCCCGTTTCACCGCCGCCATCGCTGACACGGCGGCGGGCCGGGACATGGCCGCCCTCGCCGACACCAGCGACGGCCAGGTGCCGCACCTGAGGAACGTGAGCATCCGGGGCAACTGGCTCGGCATCGTCCGCAAGGTCAGGGGCCCCGAAGGGGGCATTGTCGAGACCGGCAGCGACCTGGAACTGGACGGCCTGGAGTTCACCCCGGCACCTGGGGTGCAGGGCGCGCAGATCGACACGTTCGCCTGGGCTGGCAGCGACGGCCAGACGGAAACCGACGAGCGGGTGCTCATCGCGGAGAGCGTGGAGGCTGCCGTGACGTTCACCGAAACGGCCGGGGATGGGCAGGAGGGCACGCCTGACGGGCCACCGGACGGCGTGCGTGAGGCGCTGGCCCTATTCGTCGGCGCCCCGCTCACCGAGGCGGACAGCGCCACGCCGGCCATCTCCAAGCGCGGATCCGGGACGACCGGTGGCGGCCGGGTGTGGGCCGACCCCGGCTACCAGGCGGACAAGAAGCAGCGGTACGACATCACCACCAAAGCCAAAGCGCTCACCGGGTGGCGGTACATCAACCAAGCCAGCAAGGCGTCCAAGTACAACTCCGCTCAACTGAAGCGGATCAAGGGCCGCATCCGGGCTGCCCTGGCGAAGTTCGGCGTGAAGGCCGCTGCCAGCACCGAGTCCGCCGCCGGGTGGGTATTCGATGCCCCCTGCCAGGTTCCCGAGGCACTCACCGACGCGGTCGCCGAATGGTACGGCGGCGACCCGGCCCACGCCGGCTCCTGGAGTGTCAGCGCCTCCAACGGCCCGGTCAACCTGAACATGTCGTCCTACAGCATGGACCCCGCCGACCTGGACGTGATCCTCCGCGCCGCCGCCGCTGCTGCCTGTGACGCGCTCAAGGCCCTCGACCCGGACATGGGCGGCGACGTCGACGTGCCCGGCGTAGGAAGCAACTCGGACACCGACGGCGACGCTGACGCTTTCTTCGGCAAGCCCGAGTCCGCGCCGGACGATGACGCCGCCGTCGCTGAAAACGCCCCCGCCACCGAAACAGCCCAGCCCGAGGAGGGCGGGGAAACCCCGGCGCCAGCCGGGCCAACCGAAAGCGAGGACTCCGGCATGGAGACCACCGCAACGACCACGGAGGCTGGCGCGGGCGCACCGGCTGGCCTGACCCCGGACATGCTCAGGGCCATCAGCGAGGCGACCGCAGCCACGGTCACCGCCGCGTTCGAGGCCCGCGACAAGGCCAAGGACGACGCCAAGAAGGCGCGCAAGGACGCCGAGGCGCGTGAGGCCGCCGAAACCGCCGCGCGCAAGACGGCGCTCACCGAGGCGCTCGCCGAACTGGGCATCAAGCCCCCGGCCACGGAGACCGCCCCCGCGCAGACCCCTCCCGCCGAGGGCACTGCGGCTGTCACCGAGACCGTGGACGAGCAGGTGGAACGGCGCGTCGGCGAGGCGATCACCGAGTTCAAGCAGCAACTGCTCGCTTCCGGCGCGATCCTCCCGGCCCGCGCGGGCCTGGTGGTCCGCGAGCACGCCGTCCCCGAGGACGCCGAGCCCACCGGCGAGGAACTCCGCGGCAAGAGCGACGACGACCTGATGAACTACCTCGGCGGCGCGATGGCGCAGGTGGCGGACGCGCACCGCCCGGTCGGCGCCGGTTCCTGACCTGTTCTCCGGGCGCGCCGGGTCGAGCGGGGACTGGCGCGCCCGGTAGTTCCCCTTCCCGTTCAAGAACAACTCCTGGCCGCTGGGCGCAAGCCTGCCCCCAGTGCCTCTGAGGCGGAGACGGCCAACTGCCCAGTCACCACCACCCCAGAGAGGAGGCGTGCTCCAGCATGCCTTTCAGCCAGGTTCGTGAAGCACTCACGGCACTCGGCGCCTCGCCATTCGTCCAAAAGGTCATTGACCCTACTCTGGTCGAATTGCAGCGCCGTTACATGCCCGTTCTGCGTGCAATTCCGACGCAAAGATGGACAACGGATATTTACAATTTCAACCAAAGGACAACCGTTCCTAGTGGCGGCTACGTCCCCGACGGTGGAGCGCGCACTGTGGCGAATAGCGCCTATGTGCAGCTCTCATTCCAGATGAAACACATTCAGACCGTCGGCGCGGTCACCGGCTACGCGCAGGAGGTCGCCAACCTGGTTGACCTGCGGCGCACTGAAATCGCGGGTGCCACCCAGGGGTATTATTGGGATGCCGAATGCGGCATCATGTGGGGCAACTCCGCGTCCACGCTGAACCAAGCGCAACCACAATTCGATGGCTTGGACACGCTGGTCAGCGACTTCACCACCGGCTACAAGAACTGCATCGACTTCACCAACTCGACGCTGACCCCCGGCATGCTCGACCAAATCGCGGACGTCGTGCAGAAGAACGCCAAGGAGCCGGTGTTCAACTCCCAGTGGATGTGGATCATGTCCACCACGGCGCATTCCCGCCTGGCGCAGCTCACCTCCCCCGGCTACGGCGGCCTGCAGCGGTTCAGCAACCAGGTCGAGGTCGACGCCGGCCTGATCGTGGACACCTACCGCAACATCCCGATCCTGGACACCTCGTTCCTGTCCGCGTTCGGCTTCTCGATGGGCGCGGTGACCACGGGCACCGCGACGACCGGCGGCACCCTGGCCAACGCCACCTACTGGTACCGGATCGCGCCCGTGGTGTCCCGCGCCGGAGAGGCCACCGCATCCACCGAAGTGTCCCAGGTCGCGGGCGGGTCCAGCACGTCCACGATCACCCTGTCGTTCACCCCGCCCACCGGGTACGACGCCCTCGCCCCCCAGTTGTACAAGGTCTACCGGTCCACCTCCACCGGCACCGAGACGTTCCTCGGCTACGTGGACTCCACCGTCGGCCTGAGTTCCGATGGCGTGACCCCGATCCTGACCACGTCCATCATCGACACCGGGTCGGCCCTGGTGCCGCAGAACGGCTCCACGGTGCCCGCCACCCTGCCCACCGCCTACTTCGGCACCAACGCCTCCATGCTGCCCCCGGCGGCCGGGAGCGAGAACATCTACCTCATCTCCCGCAACCGGCGCAACGTGGTCCGGCCGTATGTCCGCGAAGCGAACATGCTGAACGTCTATCCCACCACGTCCAGCCCCGACGCACTTCCGTTTGCGATCATGGGTGACACCTGCTTCGCCGTGAGGGCCAGCAGGTTCGTCGGCCGCGGATGCAGGATGGCTGTCGCGCTGGTCAACTGATCCGCCCAGTACACCAGGGCTGCCTCCCGGCTCGGTCCCGGGGGGCGGCCCTGGTAACCCCCGCTCGCGAGGAAGGACGCCCCCATGGCTGAGCACGAGCAACTCGTCCGCCTGCGCAAGGCCGTGGGCGGCAACACGATGACCCACGACGGGGTCATGTACTCGTGGCCCGCGGGCGACCCCGTCGCCGACGTGCCCTACGGCCTGGCCGTGTCGCTGCTGGCCGTCCCGGAGTGGGGCTACAGCGTGGAAGCAGGGGGCGAGGCGCTGCACGTGCCCGGCAGCGAGGGGGCACCGGGGAGCGTGCGGGACGCCTCCACCGCCGGGCTCGCCGCCTCGAGGGAGGGCGCGCCGCAAGGCGTCACCGAGCCCGCCCCGGACGACGAGGAGCACAAGGTGACCGAGCCCGCGCCGAAGGCTGCGCACCCGGTGGCTGAGGGCGGGGAGAACACCGGCAGCCCGGTCACGCCCCGGCCGAGAGCAGGAACCCGCCAGGCGGCCAGGCCCAAGCCCAGCGCCAAGAAGTGAGAGGCCATGGCTGACACGATCAAGTCCCTGCGGGCCGAACTGGCTGAACTCCGCGCCGAGGTGGAGCGACTGCGGGCATGGCAGAACGGCCACGTCTGCGCGGCCCCTCGGTGCACCTGTGGCTCCACAGCGATGCCCACGGCCTGCCCAGTCCACACGTGGACGGGCTACATCAGCCCGCCGAACGTCTGCGGCGCTGGCGCAGGTGTCCCCCCGACTATCACCTGGAACCCCGGTGACCCGCCGCTCAATATCCAGTACGACACGGCCGGTGCTGCTGGCTGCGCAGGGATGACGACGATCTTCGCAGGCATCTGACCGGAGGGGCGCACAGCCGGGACTTCTGCGGGTTTGCCCGGCGCCCGGCACTGAAGCCGACCCGCGTCAGGTGCCGGGTGCGCTCCTTCGCTGAGCCCACGGGGGAGGCGCCGTGCCTGAAGGCGACATCCTGGTCCCGCTGTGCACATACGCCCAGTTCACCGAGGGTGCCTACGCCGACCTGGTCGCCGGGTTCTCCCCGGCCGCGGTCAACGACATCCTGGTCGAGGCGACCCGGCAGTGCGAGGACCAGACGGGGCGGCGGCTGGCGCCGTTCACGGTCACCGAAACCGGCCGGGTCTCAGGCATCGACCCCAGCGAGTACGCCACCAGCACCGGCATGCCCGTGTCCATCCAGGGCACCCTGGGCATGTCCGAAGCGGCGGCCCTGTCGGTGACGAACCTGGTGCGCCACCACTGGCTGCGGGAGTTCCCGCCCCGCTACCAGGATCTGTGGGCGTACTCGGGCGTCACGGTGAAGATCCTTCGCTCATTCGGCGGCTCCCAGACTCTTGGCACCGGGCAGATCCTGTCCGGCCCCGACGACCTGGGGCACATCTGGTTCACCCTCGGCCAGTTCATCCCGGTCGCGTCCTACGCCCAGATCACCTACTCCGGCGGGTACACCGTGGCCACGCCGGCGTCGCTGCTGCGGGCGTCCAAGTTCCTCGCCGCGTCGATCGCGATTGACGAGCTGAACCCTGAGGACAACGAGCGCGACCCGGACCGGCTGTACAACCTGGCGCTGCGGTGGCTGGCCCCGTACGCCCGGGAAGGGTCACCCCTGGCCGGGGTGAGGGCGCGGGCATGAGCACCCGCTGCCCGCGCTGCCTGGATGACGGCATCGTCTGCGAAGAGCACCCCGAATATCCGTGGGACATGACGGTCGAAGGTCACCCGGCCGACTGCGGGCCACCCGGCATACCGTGCCCAGCGTGCTGCTCGCCGATCCCGGAAGACGGCACGCATTCCATTGCTGAGGCGTTCACGCCGGACTGGCAGCGGGCGCGGGCGTGAGCACCGCTGACAAGGAAGGGACGCCCATGAGGCATCAGTTCAAGGCCCTTGTCGTGGCCGCCGCCGCCGTTGCGGCCCTCTCCCTGCTCGCCGTCCCCGCGATGGCAGGTTCCCCCGCGCACCAGCACGCGCTCTCCAACGGCAGCGCGCCGCTGACCCCCACCTCCGGACTCGTCGGCCTCAAGGACCCCGTGTACACGGTGACGAACGCTGCAGGTGGCGGCGATGCACTCACCGTCGCCGGCGCGAGGAGCCTGTTCGTCAACAGCGGGGCTAACGTCATCAGCTACGGCGCACCCGACTGCTTCACGGGCAACACGTGCGGTGACCCGCAGACTAGCTCTTGTGCTACGAATGCGGCCACTGGCTGTCACAACGGGACGGTCAGCCAGGCCAACTTCGAGACACAGCTTGGGACCATCCTTAAAAGCAGCGCCAACAGCGGCCTGGGGGACCCGAGTATCGTTCTCCAGTTGTTCCCCGTCAATTTCAGCAACGGGACGTGCCCTCCCGGCACCGCTACGATCTGTGGTTCCAGCTTCTGCCCGACGCTCACCACTCAAGGTGCCGCGAGCCCGTCTTCCACGGAGTGGGGCCTGGACCTGGCGGCGGACAAGACGATCGTGGACTCGCTCGCTGCCGCGGTGAGCACGACTGGGGTGTCGCCGGCGTACGTGTTCTTGGAGTCGTCCAACGAGGGCGAGAACCAGTGCTGGTCCAAGTGGGGCTACACCAGCACGGTGCAGACTGGAGTGTCCAAGGCCCTCGGGCACATGTATGCGGCGGTGATGACGGGCACTGGCGGGCTCCTCACCTATGCCGCTAACGCCCTGCCCGGCTCCGGCGTTGCCGCTGACGGGTACATCGGCACCGCCGGCGGCATCCTCCGGGGCGATTCGTGCGTGACCAACGTCAACTTCAGCTACGGCTACAAGTGCACTTTCACCAAGGCGTCTGCGCAGGTGGCCGACTTCAACAACGCGATCAAGACCGACGCAGGCAGCTCTGCGTACCCCGGCCTGGAATCCATCCACTCCTACTGCCACAGCCCCGACTTCACCACGACGTCCGGCTACACGCTCGACAACAACGAGTGCTACGCCTACTACAACCAGTGGCGGACAATGGCGGCGGGCCAGATCAACACCATCTGGGGTTCCACCGCGGTGAGCCTGATGGGCTTCGGCGTAACCGAGTGGCAGGCCGGGGTGTGCGGCTCCACCAACGCCACCTGCTGGAGCGGCTTCCAGAACGGCGCGAGCAACGGCACGGCCACGTACGACAGCGGCTTCTGGACAATGCTCACCGGCAACAGCACCTTTTTCGGCACCACGGGCACGGCATACTTCCTCCAGGTGCAGTTCGATGATGCCGGGAACGCTGACGGCCAGGGTCTTCCTGGCGCGCCAGACAACAACGCGCACCCCTCAGGCAACTACAACGTGATCCAGGAGGCCGGAACAAAGGGGGAGGGTTACACGGCCTTCTGCAATGCCGGAGCAGGAACTGGCTGCTAGCCGGCAGCATGTTCCCCGTGTCGCCAGGCACGGCGGTCCGGTACACCCCAGCCTGAAGGGACCACCCGGTGACCACAGCCGACGCGGAAGCCCGCGAGGCGGCGTGGCTCGCGACCACCACCGACACGCTGCCCGCCCTGCTTGCCACCGCTGGCGGCCCGTTTGAGATCGTGCAGGCGTTCTGGCCGGGGGCGAAGTTCGCGGCGAGGCGGAACGCGGTCTACGTGCAGCGGACCCGGGCCATCATGCCCCGGTTCGGCGGCCGGCGGATCATGCCCGGCTACCAGTTCCTGCTCAAGATCGTGTGGCCGCTGAAAGCCACCGTGGCGGGGATCGCCGAAACCGAGGCGCAGAACCTCGCCAACGCCGTTGAGTTGCTGCTCCAGCGGATCGACGGCCTCCCGGGCGACAAGACCCACAATGGCCGGTTCCTGTCCGCCGGGGAAGGCCTGGAGGGCACTTCGCTGGCCGGCTTGCACCCGGTGGTGGACTTCCTTGACCCCGAGGTGACGATCCCGCAGAACGGGTGGCTGCGCGCGCAGATCACCTACCCGGCGAACGATGTCGAGATTCTGGGCTGACGACGCGGCGGTGCGGCCTAGTTACCGCGGTGGCCCCTCAAGGATGACGGGGACCAGGCATTCGCCCAGGTCATACGGGGATGCCTTGCACCAGTCCCGGCCGTAGAAGTCACTCCAGCGGGACCATTCCCGGCCGTACTTCGCGGCTTCCGCTGGGAGGTACCGGCGGCGTGACACCTGCTTGCCGCACTGAATGCACTCGCCGTGCTGAAACCGCTGGCTGACCTCGGTCTCGCTCATCTTCGCAGCTTAACCCGGGGTTCCTTGACGTGGGGAGATGGTCATCATCCTTCATATCCAGTGCAAGCAGTGCGGCGCGTGGACAACCACTGTGGACGGCGCCAGCCCTGACGCGGCCCTGACATGCCCGTGCTGCCCGGAGGCCCACGACCACGCTGCCGTAGCGAACGCCTGCCCCGGTGTGGGCCTGCGCCACGCGAAAGCCCCGTGCCCGGAACCGGCTAGCGGCGCCGGGTGCCTGGTGGTCACCGAAGCGGGCGAGGACTGCCCGGGCGGCCACTGCGGCCTAGGCGTTGACGGATGCACCGTGTGCCGCCCGGTGACCATCACCCTCATGGCTGGCTCGGCCTCTGTTCCCGCTGTGATAACCGCCGGAGGCTGACATGCCAAACATGACTGACCGGAACACCGGCGGCAACAACCTGATCAACTGGCTGATGCAGGCGATCTACTGCCTGACGGCGACAACGACGTACACGCCCGGCGCGGGCGGCCCGTCAGCGAAGCTGGTCACGCCGCCGTTCAAGTTGCGGCTGATGACCGCGATGGCCGGCGGCCAGACGGCCAACAACACCGAGTTGTCCGCCACCGGGTACACCGCGACGGGCAGCACGATGGGCTCGCCTGCGTTCGGCAACCCGGCCGCTGGCGTGATCAGTAACTCGAACGTCGTGTCGTGGACCGCTGGTGCCGCCTGGTCGGCAGTCATCGGCATCGAAATCTGGGACAGCGCGGCCACGCCGCTGCGGTACCTGCAGGGCTCGATCACCTCGGTCACTTTGGCGAACGGGAACACGCTGACCTTCGCCGCCGCATCCATCACAGCCGACGCGAGCGTCTGGTAAAGGGGAATGACTGATGGCTGAGCACCTGTACGAGGGCGGATTCACCTTCACCACTGGCGCTGCCGCCGCATCGTTCGGCGAGATCATCGCCGCCGCCATCGCCGCCGGGAAGCGGCTGCCCGAGATCCGTGAGATCGGGATCTTCAACCAGTCCGGTGTCGCCGCCGAGATCGGGGTTGGCCGCCCGGCCGCCGTTGGCATCACGCCCGCGACGCTGACCACCGTGCAGGCGCTGCACGCGGCCGACGTGATCGCCGGGAACACGACGATCGCCAAGACCTGGGGCACCGCGCCGACCGCGCCGACCAACTTCATGCGCCGCGCCGAGCTGCAGGGCGTGGTCGGTGCCGGGATCATCTGGACCTGGGGCCAGGGCGAGTTCGCCCTGTGGTCCGCCTCGGCGATCGGCACGATCGTCCTCTGGCAGATCAGCGCGCTCGCGGTTACTTACGACTGCTACGTCAAAGTAGCGGAATGATCACTGACGGTAGCCCAGGGTAATGAAGTTCTACGACCACGGCCAGCATGTGCGCTGCCGCGCCGATGGGCGCACCGGCCACGTGAAGGACATCGAGGGCGTGCTCGCGAACATCCTCTGGGACGACGGGGCCCCGGACCAGTGGCTGCATGTGGACGAGCTTGAGGCCGGCCCGGGGGAGCCCATCGCCATCCCGTGCTGACCGGGCGGGCTCTCGTAGGGAGCGGACATGGGGAGCCTCTCCAACACCGTTGACGGCACCAGCGGGACCGCGATCAGCAACGCCAACTCCGCTGGCCCCAACCAGTTCAACACGGTCTCAGTCACCGGCACCGGCACCACCCTCACCTACGACACCGCCCACGTCCACGCGGGCAGCACCGCAGCCAAGTTCAGCCTGGCCGCGATCTCCTCCACCGCGTACCTCGACTGGTCGGCGCTGCCCACCACGCCATCGGCGAATGTTTACGTCCGGTTCTACGCCTACCTGACGGCGCTGCCGTCAGCGAACACTGTGCTGGCGAAGTTCCTCAACGGGGCCGCCGTCGAGTCTTCGATCCAGTTGCAGACGACGGGCATCGTCCGCACCCTTAACAACGCCGGTGGCACGCTGGGGTCGCTGACCGAGTCGTTCCCGCTGAACCAGTGGGTGCGGGTCGAGTTCGAGGTCACCGGCATTACGACTACCACCTCGACAACGGTGGCGTGCCGGATCTTCTCCGGCGCCAACCTGGAGACCAGCACCCCGGACACCGGCGGGTCGGTCTCCACCGCGGGCACCAGCCTGTCCGGCACGGTCACCGACCTGCGCGTCGGCACCTCGTCGGCGGTGGTGGAGACCAGCACATTCACCTACTGGCTCGATGACATCGCTTACAGCGATGTCGCCACTCCCGGCCCGCAAGCACTGGCGCTTGTGCGGGCCGCGCCGCTGCCGCTGCCGCCGGCAGTGCCCGTGCAGCAGCCCCGTATTGTCGGCGTCCCGGCCGGGGCGTTCACCGCCGTGGCGGCCCTGTCCGGCTCCGGCACCCTCACCGCGTCGCCGGTGTTCGCTGGGACCGCCGCCCTGACCGGCACGGGCACGCTGACAGTGGCCGCGCCCGGAATCGCCGGGCTGCCGGTCACCCAGGCAGTGGCACAGCCGCCCCGCCCTGCCCCGCCGCCGCCCGGGCAGATCATCGGGCCGGCTGTGCTGGCGGTCGCCGGTGCTGCATCGCTCACCGGTTCCGGCACCCTGACCGCGAGCCCCGTGTTCGCCGGCTCTGCGGCCCTGACCGGTTCGGGCACACTGACCGCCGCGCCAAGCGTGGGCGGCCCGATCGGCGCCATCCAGGCGGTTCGCGCCCAGCCTGGGCCCGCCCAGCCACCCCCGCCGCAGATCATCGGCAGCACGCCCCCCGCCCCGCCGGGCACCGCCGCCCTGTCGGGCTCGGGCACGCTGACGGCGGCCCCGGTATTCACCGGCACGGCCACCCTGACGGGCTCCGGCACCCTGACGGCAGCCCCCGCCTTCACTGCCACCGCCGCCCTGTCCGGGACCGGCACGCTATCGGCCGCACCCGTGTTCGCTGCCGCGGCCGCCCTGTCCGGCTCGGGCACCTTGGCCGCCGCGCCCGTCTTCACCGCCGCCGCCACCCTGTCCGGTTCCGGCACGCTCACCGCCGTCTCCACGGTCACGGCCCCAGTGCCGTCGGTGATCATCCAGGCTCCCGCCGCGCCACGCGCCCCGCCACCGCCACCGTCGCCGCAGATCATCCCAGCGGTGCAGAACCAGTTGTTCGTCGTCGTCGTCGCCGACATGCAGCCCGGAGGGGGCGTCAACCCGCCGCCTTCGGTGGTCGGCGCCCAGGTCGCCGGGCTGAACCCCGCGCCCGACCTGGTGCTGATGCCCGGCGACCTGGCCAACGACGGCACCACCGCCCAGTACGGCTTCTTCAACACCATGTACGGGAGCCTGCTGTCCAGGATTTTCCCCGTCCCGGGCAACCACGACTGGGTGCCAGGGAACCTGACCCAGTACGACACGTACTTCGGCAGCCAGGACTCCCCGCCGCATTACTTCAGCTTCAACACCGCCAACGGCTGGCACATCATCGGCCTGGAGTCCGACGCCGCCGCCGTGGGCGCGCCGAACATCGGCACCACCCAGTACAACTGGCTCGCCGCCGACCTGGCCGCGAACCGGGGCAAGCCGATTCTCGCGTTCTGGCATCACCCGCGCTGGTCTGACGGCACCAACGCCGCCGACCCGGGCGGCACCAACGACTCGGTCGTCATGCGCGACCCGTGGAACCTGCTCCGGGCATACGCTGCCGACCTGGTGATGGTCGGGCACTGCCACTCCTACCAGCGGTTCCCGAAATGGGATGCTAACGCCAGCGCCGACCCGCTGGGCATCGCCGAGTTCGTCGTCGGCACCGGCGGTTCCGGGCTGTTCACGCTGAACTCGACGCAGCGGTCGGTGGTGAACTCCTACCAGGCCGCTGCGTATGACCAGCTCAACAGCCAGTGGTTCGGCTACCTGAAACTGTGGCTGACCGAGTCGTCGTACTCGTGGCAGTTCATCTCCCAGAACGCCGCCGGCAGCCAGA